GAGCTCTGCCAGGTTGCGGCAGCGCTGTTTTCTGGGCTAAGCCAGTTGCATTGGAATTCGGTTGATTTTCCAATAGAGCGCGTATTGTCTTCTCAAACGTACGCCAACATATTCACGGAAAACAACGTACGTGATGATGACAAGAATCGCGTGCTCTTAGAGTCGCTATTCGCGTTTGTTGCGTTATTGCAAGACAGCCCAGAATACGCAAAAGAGCCTGTTTTGCGCGGTATTGTTCAGGAGGGCGTGCAGACCAAAACGACTGCGGCGCCAGCACCTGAGCTCAATTACCGGGCAAACATACTCAAGATCTTCGACCCTAATACGGTATCTGCCGTAGATCTCGAGCCGCTGGCCGTCGTTGTGTACCGCGGCGAATTGCTGGGCGGTGGTTTTGGCCCTGAGCTTTGGGGTTTGGCGTATCTCAAAAATGAGGAAGCGCACGTATTGCTCGAGACTGGTGAGTATGTTCGTACGCCAAGCGCATCTTTGTCGTTAGCCGTGACCAAGAACTACGACACAAACGAACTGCCGCCGTACTTGCTGGCTTGCGCAAAGCTGTTTATTCCAATCATTCTTTCTCAGGCTATGGATCTAAATGATCCGGCTACGCAAGAAACGATTGAAAGATTGAGCAAAAGCTTCGGTAATTTCACTACAAATCCGAGCCTGTGCGTATTGCCAATAGCAGAGCTTGAAGCGTGCGAAAATGTGATTGACAGAGCCCGATGGGGAAGTCATGATACGGCTGACGGCGCAATGAAAATGATCGATGTGCCGGATACACAGCTCAAGATTGTTGTGACCGCGCAGCATGCCACCATTCGGCCCTACATTACGTCAACGCTTGTTAACGCTGAGACCGGCGCTATCTTAATGCGTCTGGATGTCCCGAGAGAATTCACAGCTCGTGGCGTCTATCTATTTCCCCTAAACGGTAAATCGTCAGTTCTTATTGTCGTATGAAAACTGAACCGGCAACGCATCGTGGAAAAATCGTCGGAATTGGCGACTTTCTTGTGGATGTCTGGTGGCAGGTTAATACGGCTGACAGGAATATCGAGCACGCTGCGGTGGCTATTTGCAGCCTGCCTGGGGATTGTCAGGTTCGTCCCGGTGGCGTTGGATTGTTAATGAACGCCATCGGGCGATTGGGGTTTTCTGGAGTCTTGCTGTCTACCGCGGACAACAAACTTCCTACGCAGATTGCTCTTTCTCGGTTAGACAAGGCACACATCGACGTAGACAGCCGCATTATTCGCGACTCTGATTTCGTTACGCCTGTAAAAACGCGATATGTCAACGCCAACGGGCACATCCTTGTGCGGCATGATTCTGAAGTGCGGCAGCAAGCTAGTCCGCGCGGTGCGGGTTCGATTGATGCTTTAACGGCTGAGTGTGCTGATGCTCGTTGCGTTGTGGTGTCGGATTACGGCAAAAATTGTATTCCGGAGTTTTTACGCAGCGGCGCAGTATCGAACGCCAAGGCATGCGGTGTCCCGGTGTTTGTAGACGCCAAGCCGCAGTTCTTGGCGAACTATATTGGCGCGGACATGGTCAAAATTAACATGTCTGAGATGCATTCTTTTGCGCTGAGCTTCGGATATTTTTCTGACGTGGTGCAGAAGACTCTGAGCGCTGTTGCGGCTGGGCTGCGCACGACGCTGCTTGTTGTCACAGACGGTAGCCGCGGCGTATGGCACGTGTTTAAGCAGCAGGCTCCTGTGTTTGTTCGTAATCCCAGCGCTTATACGTCTGGAAATTGCGTAGGCGCCGGCGACATGTTTCTGGCCGGGCTTGTGCTGGGTTACTCTGAGCTCGGCAAGTTCGCACCCCGCGAGCTATCTGAGTTAGAAGTACATAAGCTGCTGCAGTTTGGTTTCACGACCGCTGGGCAGCATATTCGTAACAACAGCACGAAAGCCGTGAGCGAGATTCAGGTATTGAAAGAAGTCAGCAAACGTGATAAACCGCTAGCTCGGTTAATGGCTGTGGCGGATTTTGTGCAGTTTGCCAAAACGCGTCGCGCCGCTGGGTTCAAGGTGGTGTTTACGAACGGCTGTTTTGATTTGCTGCATGGCGGGCACAGAACGCTTTTGCGCAGCGCGCGTGCCGAAGGCGATGTACTCGTTGTCGCCGTAGATTCGGACGATAACGTGCGCCGGAATAAGGGCGAAAATAGACCAATTCAGGATCAGCTTACGCGAGCAGAGAATATAGCCGCGCTGTCTGGCGTAGACGCGGTTTGTGTGTTTGACGACGCTGATCCAGCAGCTGATAATGCGCTGCACAATCTCATTCGAACTATACAGCCCGATGTTCTGGTAAAGGGCGCAGAATACGCAGGACGTTTAATTGTTGGTTCGGATGATGTAATGAAACAGGATGTTCCCGGACGTGTCGTTCTTGTGCCAATGTTAGCTGGCGCAAGCACGACCGCCCTTGTTACAAAAATGAAGGCATGAAGCTATGGCAAATGACAAAGAAGCGAGCAGCTGGCAGATCAATGAGGTTGTTGGTACGGGCGGCAAGCCCGAAACGATCGAGGCGTTTTTCATTGAACGGTTAGGCAACAGTGCCGGCCGCCGCACGTATAAAGAGCTAGTTGCGTTCGCAAAAGAGAAGATCAAAACTACAGCGGGTGATCCTGCCGTGTTGCTGGGCGCCAAGGGCGGGCACATTGTGGGCATTCGCGAAATATCGTAGGAGTTTACTATGCCGCTTTCAGATTCAATTAAGCAGCGTTCGGCAGAAGCAGCAAATGCGCTGAAGCAGTTGCGTGAAGACTACCGCGACGTTCTAGTTGTTCTAGACGCCGTTACGATAGTTGACATATCGAAGCACGCAGTCGATTCAGACGAGCATGACGACATCTCGTACGACCTGGACGAGGATGAGCTGCGCGCAATTCTGTGGCACCTGGGCAAGCACGTAGGTAGTAATCAGACCAGTCAGGATCTGCTGCCGTCGATTGTTCGGTTCGCTATGGATGAGCACGAACGTAAGCACGGCGCTTAAATTCTCTCAACGCAGGACGCACATGTTTGTATTTATTGACACAGAGACCGGCGGCTTGACGACCGACTACAGCCTTCTGACAGTGGCTGCGGCCATTGCAGACGAGAAACTCAACGTTGTCGACACTGTTTGTTTTGGCGTCAAGCCGCCGCTTTATATCGTTAGCCCGGACGCTATGCGGGTAAACAAGATCAACCTGTCAGAACACGCAGCCACATCGATGTCTACTGAGCGGGCGTCAGAGGAGTTTGAGCATTTTCTGCAAAAAGGTATGCGGCACAACGCTGATAAAAAGCTGATCCCGGTCGGGCATAACATCAACTTTGATCTCGGGTTTGTGTGGCACCAGCTGCTTCCAGAAGATCTGTGGCGGCAATACTGCACATACCCAGCCATTGATACGGCCGGGCTAGCGCGGTTTTTTAGCGTGCTGAACAAGATCCCCGGCTTCTACAACCTCGTTGCGTTGCGGCAGCTGTTTCAAATCGAAACCGGGGAGGCGCACAACGCGATGGCCGACGTGCTGGCCACCGTAGCGCTGCTAAAGAAGTTCGTGGCTATTGCCAACGGCGAGCAAGTACTCGGGTAGTCACTGCCCGATGGTGTAACGGTAGCACAAGGGATTTTGGTTCCCTTTGTCTAGGTTCGAATCCTAGTCGGGCATTGGTTTGTTTTTTGTTTACCCTGAAAGGTTTTAACGCATGAAAACGCATTTACAATTAAACATTGAATTTGAAGCAGCCGTACCGAACGCTGATGTGGGTTTGACGACAGAACATTACTGTGCGGTCTGCCGCAATGCTTGGTTTTCAGCGACACAACGGAAACGCCGATACGATGAACACAATTAGCAATGCTGCTTACGAAGGCGACATCGTTTCGCGGCTTCGTAATTGGCGCGGCCGGCATCTTGCACACTGCGGCCAGTTGTTTGAGGACGCGGCCGACGAGATTGAGCGGCTGCGAAACGGTTCACTATCAGCGGCCGAGACGAATGAGCGGTCTGTTGCATCGACTGGTTCTCGGCCGGTGGCGTGGGCGGTGATGCAGCCAGACTCATATTCGGTGTTCGCCAGCCGAATGCTCGCTGAAAAGATGCAAGAACTGTGTGCCGGTGGCGAAATCGTCCCGCTCTACCGTCAGCCGCAGCCCACGCTCACCGCCGATGTGCGAGAGGCGGTCGCTTACTTTGCCACCTTTCACGGCTCTCCCCGCGAGGCCGACGCAAAGCACGCCGCCACGCTACGCGCACTGCTTGAGAGAATGAAATGAAAGTTATCGCGATTCTTTGCGTCGCTTTCCTGAACGCCTGCCCCTGCGTGCCTGCTAAATGGCTCCACAACGGGCAAAGATGCAGTGGGTTGTATGTGCGCGATGCCTCATGGAATGGCGGCGGGTATATGACGTGGAAGCGATGCGATGAAAGCGGGGTGTGGTACTGGGACTTCATTCCTATTTCGCTTGCGTCAGACGTTCGACTTGTTGGCATACCTAATGAAGTGCGGAAATAGTCGCTCCGCGCCATGCTGGCGTACATCAACAACGGTTGGAAGGCAGAGTAGCCACATAACGGTTGCGATCAGCGGCATCGAACACAGGAGGTTGACACATGAATGAATGCGGCACGCACGTAAAATACGCACTTGACGGCATGGAAATTGCTACATTGCGTTTTGCGTTAGATTTTGCGCGCCATAATCTACCACAATTTATTGCTAAATATCGAGAAGTTACTGGTATTGTTGACGACCCATCTGCTATACGTGACGAACTAGAAGAATTGTCGCAGTTGATCCGAGACGCGCAGTATCTTTTATTGTTGCCGTTAGTGGAAGAGTTACCCGCGTCTAAGATCGAATCTTAGTGTGGACGTAGAGTTTTAAACAGCGTCGTGAACGTAGTTTTGTTTTGCGTAACTATGGAGGTGCGTTATGCACTTGAACATCAGAGTTAAGCTCGAGGACGGGTTCGATGTTGGCGCATTTGTTAGAAACTTTGCTGCGCACTGCGATCGTGATTGCGCAGAGTACAACGCCCCCGTAGCGATAATCGAGGGCTACGACGCCTATGAAGATTTTCCAAAGCCAGTAAAGCTAGCCAAAAGCCGCAAGAAAACCGTCAAAAAAAGCGGTAAACCGCCGCGTTAATTAGCAAATGGAGTTGCGCGTATATGCAACATTTTATCTCTGTCACAACAGCAGCCGCGCAAAAACAATTAGCCATGACGCACTTCGATTCGACAAAAATGTCGGATGATGAGTACAGCTTTATTAGGCTGTACTGCTTGACGGTAAAAGCGGATTATTCGCTGATACAGACGATCAAGCACATTACGGCCCCCACAAACTTAGGCGTGACTAATATTGCAGACGCAGCTAGCTTGGCTGTAAAGCTGCACGTCATGGAGCGCGAGTTTTGCGCAACAATTGAAGAGCTCGGTCAGCCGACAAAGCGCCCGAGCAAAAAAGACGAGGTCACGGCGGCACAAGTGGCTGCCGTGTTTACGCAGTCTTTTTTCAAGCTCGTAGACTCCGCGACTAAAAAAGCGATTGTGTCTGACGCGGGTGCGCTGCTTCACGACGGTTGGAGCAGCGGGCACCCTATGCAGTGGCAGCAGGTGCTTAAGTCATTAAATGCCATGCACGTGCAGAAAAAGCACGAAAAGTTTGGCAGTTCCGGCATCATAAACACGTTGCTGAATTTGCTGTCTATTCTGCCTAAAGAGAATGCGTGGCAGGAATACGACGATGACGACGGCTGGGAGGATGACGATGAAGAGGACTCCTGGCCATCCGACGATGATTTTTTCTCCTAATCGGGGCATTTCATGAAAAAGCTTTTTGTGTTTTGCGCCGACACGCATCTTGCTGACGGCGCTTGGACTACCCGCCCAGGTATTTACGGCGACTCGTATTACAGTTTTGAACAGATCGTGTCTCATTGCATCGACAACGCGCTGCCCCTGATATTGGGCGGCGACGTGCTTGAAAAGAAGACAAACTCTGCCCGGCCTATTTCAATGCTGTGCCGGCAGATGTCCCGAATGGAATCCGCCGGTATCCCGGTGTACTACATTCAGGGCAACCACGAGTACGACCGAAATGCTCCGTGGCTGTCTGTGCATTCGTGGCCGCAGCATATGCACAACAAGCTGATCGATATCAACGGCGCCAAGGTATTTGGATTAGATTGGCTTCCAAAGGGGGACATTCAAAAAGCCCTTGCGGATACCCCGGCCGAAACCGACGTGTTAATTACACATCAGGTGTGGCACGATTTCATGAAAAACGTTGGGAGGCCTGAGTGCGCCCTCTCCGATGTGCATCATGTCAAAGTTGTCTTGGCCGGCGATTTCCATGTGACAGAGACTGTAACCGGCGTAAATGCGCAGGGTCAGTCGGTTGTGATGCTGTCGCCCGGCTCGACCTGTATGCAGGACATCAGCGAAGCCGACGACAAGTATTTCTTTGTCATTGCCCGGCGGGACAACGGTGAACTGTACTGCAATAACCAGCAACTGCAGACTAGGCGGTTTACAAATTACACCGTGAAAGATGCTGAAACACTGGATCAGCTTTGCGCAGGCAAGCTGGCAGCAGATATCACCGAGCTGGCTAAAAACGCGCCAGAGCCAATTGCGAAGCCACTAGTTCGGATTAAATTCGACAAGCGGCTTCCCGATGCATATCTACGTATTTCTACAGCGGTCGGCGAGCAGGCGCATCTGTTCTGCGACGCGATTGTGGACAAGTCTCGAGGTGAGACAGAAACAAATAGGACGGTTACCCGCAACGATTTAGTGGCCGTTGTCGGCGAGTTGCTGAAGGATAACCAACCGGCGCTCAAACTTGCTTTGGCATTGCTTCGGGCTGAAAACGCCGGACCAGAGCTGGAGCAGCAGTTTGAGCAATTTCAGCTGCAACAGGAGCAATCAGATGCAGTTGCTACGTCTTGAAGTTCGTAATTGGTGTCAACACAAGCACCGTGTGTGTACATTCACACGCGGTCTTGTCGCTATTATTGGCCGTATTGGTTCAGGTAAATCAAACCTGCTGGGCGCTATCTGCTGGCTTTTGACCGGCGAGAATCCAAATGCCGGCGTAAAGGCCGACAACGTATCGCAGCTGTCCCCAGAGGGTGAAGCATCTCACGCCGTCCTCGAGTTTGAGCATGCCGGGCATTTGGTCGTCGTAACCCGCCACCTGCTTCCCGAGAAAGAGCCGTCTACGCTTGTGGTAGATGGCAACGAGGTAGCCCGCGGCGATAAAGCCGTTACAGCGTATATTGAAAAGCTGCTCGGGATTGACAGCAAGTTCTTGTCTCGTTTTGTGATTGTGGCGCAGAACGAGATATTTGCGTTTATTGAGGACGGCGCAACTGAGGTAGATAAGTTCTTTCAAAAGCTGTTCGGTACGGCCAACGCTGAAAAATGCAATGACCTTATCGGCAAGCAATTGAACAAACTCGTCATTCCGGAAATTGTTGAAACGTCTGCGCAACTTGCGCCGGCGCTACCTGAAATAGACAAGAATTTGGCGCAGCTAACCGTGGAGATTGACGCGCTTCCTACGGTCGATCAGGTTCTGGCTACGCAGTTAGAGCAGCAGCGCGTGGCTTCTGACTGGCGTAAACGGCAGGAGTTGAGCCGCGGGTTGGCTGTCGTTGAGACGCAATTGGCGGATAATTTAAAAACACAGGCGCAGTTGACCGAGGCCTGCGAGCAATACGCAGACGATATTTCTGCGTTAAAAGAAGCTATCGCTGGTAATGCGGATGCGCACACAAATGCGCGTGTTGCTTTGAATCACCTGGCTACCTACAGGCAAATAGCCGCAGCTAGGGCAGTGTCCAAGGCTAGACTGCTTGAGATAGCGAAACTGATAGAAGACAACCCGGAACTGGAAGCGCCGACAGAAGAAGAGCGGGCGGCTGTTATAGCAGCAGCATCCGCGGCCGAGGCTGAACTTAAGCGCGCGGAAACGTTCGTTAAAACATTTGCCGAGCACAAAATCGCAAATTGCCCGACGTGCAATACGCCTGTAGCGGACCTTACCGCGGAGCTTGAACGCGTGCAGCAGGCTATTCCAGAGCTTACGGAAAAAATGGAAACAACGCGTAAAACAATGACGCGCGCTATATCCCAGATTTCGCGTAAAACTCAGTGGAGTATTGAAAATCAAAAATTGCTATCTGAACAAGCACAGCTAACCGAGTCGCTGAAATCTTTTGGCGATATCTCTGCCCCGGAGCTAGGCGAAGAAGAGCTTGTACAGTTGATAGCCGACCACGAGGGCTTACAGAACGCGCAAGCCGAGATGGAGCCGATTGCGCAAAAAGCCAGAGAAAAATTGGCCGGAATTACGGGCATTATTAACACGCTATTTGTTAACAAGCAAAAAATGCTTGACGACATAAGCGCGTTATCGGTAACCGCATCCGACGCCGACCTTGCCGAGCGCCTGCTGGAATCTTTACGGACACAGTGCGCACAACGACAGCAAAAAGAAGGCGTCAGAACACAGTTGAAGTTTGAGCGAGAAAAACTGTGCACGCGGATTGATGAGATCAGGGCAAATGAGCAAAAAGCAACAAAACTACGAGATTGGTCTGTAGTTGCTTCTGCGGCAAAAGATGCTTTAAAGACAGCGCCACGAATCGTAGCCACTCGAAATCTGCAGCGGCTTGAAATAGCGATAAACGAGTTGCTGCAGATTTTTGGCGTTGATTTCTTCGTTAAAGCGGCTACAGATGATTCGCCTACGTTTATAGCCGAATTCTTTGACGGCCGAAAACAGCCGGCAAAGCGGTTGTCATACGGTCAAAAAACGGTGTTGGCGCTAGCGTTTCGTGTGGCTGTTAATGCCATGTTTGCTGAAGAGATTGGCTTGTTGGCGCTAGATGAGCCGACGGCTTACCTTGACCAGCAGCGAATAAAAGCTCTTGCGCCAGTGCTAGAAAAGCTGCGCGAACTTTCGACTGCTCGTGGGTTACAATGTCTACTGGTAACACACGAGACCAGCCTGGCTCATTTGTTTGAGTCGGCGGTCGAGCTTGATGCGTGATGGCGTATGTTTTATCTAGCCGATGAGACAGCTATTAAATTACACACAGCCCCTGACGGAAACATTTGGTACGCAGCTGGGCTAAATCCGCCTGAAAATTCAAATCAGACACTGGACACGTTTTTATTGTCCAATCTGGTCAGCAAGCTCAGCACGAATGTCAGGATTCTCGGCGTACCTCAAAACGCAGAGCTGATTACAACGCTGTTTTTGCGAAAACGCAGCAAGGAGCTGGCAACGCTTTGTATTGCCGGCCCAAATGTCTGCGAATCGCTTGAAGAGCTGACCGATCCTGTAATAACGCTTTTCCGTATGCGCGATGTGGCGCTGCCGCTGTCGTGCGGCGGTTGGCACGAAATGACGCCAGTAGAGTACGCCGTATATGCGTTACTGGCGAGGAAGCAGCGCGGTGGTGACTGGTTTGACGCCAGTTCTAGGATGTTTTATGAAGCCCATCCGCTGTACAAAATTTTGAATTTTATCCCGGGGTTGTCGCACAAAGCTGCGGCCGACCTGTTGACGACCATAATAGATCCGCGATGGTATGTAGATCGGCGCCGGGCGGATAATTCAGTAAAGTTGTTTTTGTATCTGGGTTTAACGCCTAAAACACAACGACGCGTATCAGATACAAAAACCATTATTAGGCGCGGGCGGGATTTAAGGTGCCATACTGTGTTGAGTTGTTGGAAAACACAGACGCCAGACAATGTTGATTTCAATGCGCCGGCTAATTTTTTGTGGCGTATTTGGCGTGGAGCTGGCGAGGGGCCCAAGGGTGATCTTCGGGCCTCTCAGGCTTTTGTGCGATATCTGTACGCAAACTGGATCGATATACTGACAACACGCAGAGGTCCGCGTGACGGATTCTTCATGCTGGATCGTTTCTTCCAAGCTCCGGCAGAGCGTGACGCGTTTATCAATCATTTTGCGTGAGGGTGTTGTGCAGGAAGTCGTCATTCAATTGCGGTTCAATCGCGTGTGCCTGGGAAACGCGAAACGCAAAAAGCGCGGGCAAACCGTATTTGGGTTTGACCGCGACCCGGCGAATCGGGTAATGTTCATGCCCGCCGCCTGGCTCAGCGTGATGCGCTATGCGGCAAAGCTGGCAAACAAGCACTACTCTGTTGTGCAAAAAATCGATTGGTGCCCGGTCGTCGACGGCCGTCCGCGAAACGATTGGCGCCGAACGATAGTCTCTCAGCACAGCGGCGAAACGCGAGCGCATTATGCGGTTCATGAGGCGTTCCAGCCCGGCGACACGATTACGTTGTCGGCAGTTCTTCCCGACGAGATCACGCTAGCCGACTTTGAGCGGCTGCTAGAGATTGTCGGAAAATACAAAGGTTTTTCTCCATTCAACAACGCAACTGAGCATTATGGGACATTTGAAGTCATTTCAATCAGTCCAATCCAAGGACACAACGGCGATGGTTGACGCATGGCAAAAGACTCCGCTGCTTGTCGAGCAGTGTGGCAATGTAATAACTGTATCTCGCGCTGACGGAATGCCTTTTGAACTAGAGTTTGTAAATTCGCTTACAAAGGACATGCGGTATCAGCACGTTGAACATATTCACGGCGCCGCGCAGCGAAATCCGATAACTGGTCAGCGGCAGTATTTCAAAACTACGGAATACAAGCTGTTTAGATATGAGAACGGCAAGCTTGTGCTGTTAGGCGGTTATCTTGCGCGTATCGCGGCTATGCTGAAAAAACTCGGCTGCCCGACGAGGCTCCGCGACACATCTCCAGCCCGTAAGCGACCAGGGTGCTATGAAGCTAAATGGGACAATCTTACAGGTCGTATTGAGTTTCGCGCCCGGCAAGAAGAATGCCTACGTCTAATTTCGCGGGCTCGTTGCGGCATCATTAAGGCTGTAACAGGTTTCGGTAAAACAACCATGATTGGCGCACTGGCGCTTCTGTTTCCAGATGCAAAGATTCATGTTGTTACCAAATCTGTAGACGTAGCCGAGCGTATTGTTAAATCGTTGAAGCGGTTCATTCCGCGTGTCGGGTTTGTCGGTGATGGTTCCCGCCAGTGGGAGCGCGTTACAGTGATTACGGCCGGCAGCCTTAGCCACTCCGACGGCGAAGCTGATTTTCTTTTCTGCGATGAGGTGCATCAGCTTGCCACTATCAATTTCTCTACGCAGCTGGCGCAAAAATATCGGCATAGTCGCAACTTCGGTCTAAGCGCTACGCCGTACGCGCGCATGGACAACGCGCACGCCGTCCTTGAGCCGTTGTTTGGCCCAATGATATTTGAGCTGACCTATCAGGAAGCAGTGACGCTGGGCCTAGTCGTGCCTATTCGCGTGACCTGGTTGCCAATTCGCATGCCGTTCAATCCTGTCGAACGATATTCGAATCGCGTGGCTAAAAAGCGCTACGGCATTTGGACGAACTTGGCGCGAAACAGGCAGATAGCCGACGCTGTGCGTAGCTATCCGGATACGCATCAGGTTTTGATCTTGGTCGAGACGATTGAGCATGCTGTGCATCTTGGCCATCTTCTTCCGGACTACACGCTTGTCTATTCGTTTATGCCGCCGTCTGATTGCGCAGCGTACAAGAAGCGCGGGCTTCTTCCAGCAGACTACAAGCCGCTGAATGACTACCAAAAACATCAGTTGCGATCCAATTTTGAATCTGGTACGTTACGCCACGTCATCGCCACAGACGTATGGGCGACAGGAGTTGACTTTGAACAACTTAATGTTCTTGTGCGCGCTGACGATCGTGATAGCGATATTGTTGACGTGCAGGGCCCAGGGCGAGTTAGTCGCGTTTATGTATCGCCAGAGGGTGTTAAAAAAGAGTTCGGTGAAGTAATCGATTGCATGGACACCTTTGATTCGACCTTTTACAGGAAGAGCATGGGCCGGCGCAATTCGTACAAACTCTTAGGATGGGAGCAAAACTGGAATGACGCTCAGCGTAGCTGGAGAGACGCAGAATGAGGTAAATCCTCTACTAGCGCCTGATTGGTATAAGGAGCTTAGCCCGCCGCAGTTAATGGGCTATATCCGGCACTCGTATATCTGGCGAAGCACCGGCGTAACAAACTTATCCAGCCCCGATCAGGCGCGTAAAAACGTGCGCTGGGATGGCGGCGAGGATTCGTTTGGCTGTAAGTTTACGCCGGTTTGGCCGCGTATTTTGAAGATGATCAATTCGTATGACGCGGAGCCCGGAATCTGGGTTGCTGCGCACTTCTCGCCGCTGGCCCTTACAATGCGCGGCGACGGCAATGGGTCGTTTGAAATTAGCGAAATATCTCCGACGAGTCTTTGTAGCAAAACATCGGCAAAGCTTTATTACGACTTTTGTGATTACTTTCCAAAAGCAATCGCAGAAAGCTGTGATACGGCTATGAGGTCTGTTTTTCTACGCATAAAAAGTCTGTCAAAGCTACCGCTGTCTCGTACTGCGCAATACGCTTGCGCTGTATCTGACGAGAGTCATGTTACGGCTTCGCCGCTGTTTCGGCACGCAATTGCGTCCAAGGCAGAAGCGATAGATGCTGCTGCAAAATATCTGTGGCCCGCTGCGTTCGACTATGAAGCGCAGCAACGCTTGTACGTTACCGTACCGGACTGGTGCCACACTAAAGATTTAATGAATGCCGTATTGACAATTAGGACGCATTGGAGGCGCGCATGAATTACAAAGCAGACCGGCAACAAATAATCAATGAAAACCCAATAACTGCGCCCGAAATAGAGGCGATGCTGCGCGAATTCCTTCGGCAGCCGCGGCTCCTTAGCGAAGCTCGTCGGGCTGGTTTACAGCAAGAGCATTTTGCGGCCTCTCAGAGCGAATTGAAATATTACGCATTGTTTGGCGTAATGTGTCATCTCACTGATGAGTACGGCGCTATTACAAAGTCAATGCTCACGCATCAAATTGCTAGCATTGCTGTAGCCAGCAACGGCGCGGGATCGATTATGCCGCTGGCTCCTGAAGACGTCTTGTTTCTCATAGGCGATGACGGACGTCGTGGTTTTATTGACGAAGCTTTTGATAGCCCGGCCCTTGACGACGAGAAACAACGTGCCGAGCGGTCCTTCTGCGAGAGCATTCTCAAACGCTTCCTCAATTCGCGTTTGATCAAGGATTCTTTGCAAGGCGCGCTTAATCAGTCTGCGTTAGATTCTGCTCCGGTCAACATGGATCAGTTGCTGGCGGACTATTGTAAAAAATCGCATCGTGTTCAACATGTCGGCGCTGTTATTGAAAACGCAGCCGCCATGCCCGACTTCGGTACGCCTATCAAGCTGCCTCCGGCGCCAGAACCCACAAATGTTCCGTGGATTGACGGATTTATTGGCGGCATACGCCCGGGCGATCTCATTGGCTGCTTGGCGCCATTCGGTGGCGGCAAGACAACCATGTTAATTTCTGCAGCAGTACGGCTGGCAGAGTTGTATCAACTAACTGACCAGAACAAGCTAGCCGTATATATCGGTTTTGAGGACGCGGCTGACAAAACTATGCCGCTGTGCTGGTCCGCGGCATCACATATTGAACGCAAATTGTTCTCGCAGCGTGAAACAGACAAATTTTGGGAGCTGTTTTCTACGTCAGCTAGTCTTAAAGATTACGAGCTCAAGCTTCCTGAAAATCAGGATCCGTCCGTCAAACTCGGCGAACGCGAGCGGTGGTCTATTGCGCAGTCTTGGTACAACAAAAACTTCCTGTACGTCGACTACGGTTCCGGTAGCGACATGTCTAACCGTAAATTCGGCGGCCCGGAAGAACTGGCCGAAGCGCTCCAGCGTGTATGCGAAGAACGCAAATGTGAAATTGGTTTTGTGGCTATCGATTATGCAGCCAAGTTGATTGACCGTATGTTGGAAAACGAAAACTTTGCCACGGCAGCTAAATTGCAGGAATCGATGTGGCGTTTTCTACGGTTGTTGCCGGATCAACTTCGAAGGCACATTGCAGATCCGTTTGGCGCCACGGTGCTTTTAGCTCATCAGCTGGCGCAGGGTGAAATCAAAAAATATCCGCCCAGCAAGTACATCCATCATCACGACGCGTCTATGGGCAAGAGTTTTGCAGAGAATTTGCATTCTTGCTTTTGTCTCGGCGTTCGAGATCCGGATTCTCACGTATCGACTATCAATTGGTCGAAGATTCGCTCTAGTCGTCCGTTGTCATCAACAGGCCTTGTGCGTATTAGTGATGATTGGGTAGATGTTGAGCTAGTAACCGAAAAATACACCGTGTGCCGCGGGTCCAAGAAAATCCTGTCGAAGGGTGATGTGCGACCGTTTAGCGGTGGTGGCGAGTTTGGTGGCCCGAAACAAAAACGCGACGCCGCCGACCTCATAGACAATTTTGATGAAAACTTCATCTGAGGAGAGGTATGTCGGAGCCGTTAAATCCTATTCTGTACAGATTGTTACATCAAAAATTCGGCGAAATTAAAATTGCAAATGAAGGTTGTCACGCTTATTTTCAGCGCATGCATAACCCTTTCAATTCTAGTAGAGCAGTTCTACGGGCATCGGCTTGGGGGGAGTATTATTGTGTGCGCTGTCCGTTTTGCAATGACCATAGTCCTCGTTTGTGGATTAATCATCGGTATGCATCTGAAGTAGAAAATGGGCGTAGGCAGCTCACGCATCTTGCCGTTTGCTACAACAATCAATGCCTGCGAGAGCCCGGCCGACTGGAGCAGCTCGAGCAGATAATATTTGGCATGGGCGGGCATTTAAAAGCCCGACCAATGACCATACGGCCGGTCACCAGCACGTTTAAGCCCACAGTGGTAGCGCCGCCGGGCGAGATATTGCCGCTTCGTGACCTGCCAAAGACTCACGAGGCGCGGGCGTATATCAAATCCCGCGGCTTTGACCCTGATTGGCTGTCTGACAATTTCCAAGTCGGGCTTTGCGTAACTGCGGCTGAGCCGAAATTTGAGGTCATGAAAAACCGGCTGTATATCCCGGTGACTTTTCGTAATGACCTTGTCGGTTGGCAGTGCCGCGCCATTGGGCCGTCGAAGGCCGGTAAATATCTCAACGCGCCAAACATGCACAAATCTGCGTTTTTGTACAACTTCGACAAAGCGGAAAAGCAGCCGTTTGTCGTAGTCGTTGAGGGCGTGACGAGTGTGTGGCGTCTTGGCGGTGGCGCTGTTTGTTTATTCGGTAAAAGCATGTCAATGACGCAGCAAACTCTTATATCTAGAACATGGGCTGGCAAGCCTGTGTTTCTATTGCTCGACAACGACGCTAGACCTGAAATGGAGAAAGCCAAAATAGCTCTGACGCAGAGTGGCATGAAGGTCGTAACGATTGAGCTGCCAGACGCCCGCGATCCGGCTGACTACTCACTCGATGCGATTACCGATCTTTTAATGGATCGAGCCACCGCTGCTGGTGTTATCAACGCAATGATTTGAGGAGCAAATCAGATGAGCCTGAAGCATCTTTTCTCGGAAGCATTAACTGACCCGTCTCGGCGCGAAGCCGTAATGCAGCTGTATCCAGCTGTAGATTTTGATGCCCCGGGAATGCCGCCGCCGGGGCCAGACTTTGTAAAACACGCCATCGACCTCGGCGACGGTATAGATGAATCGGAGCTCAAGAAAAAGAAACAGCTGCCGATTAACAAGGAGCTAGATTACAAAAATCTGGATTACTTGTACCGGCAAGCTATGTATGAGCCATCGTTCTCGATAAAGGTGGCTAGCAAGCGCGGTACGTTTGATTCGCAGTGGCTGCCGGGTCACATAATTGGCGACATGTCCTCGGACGATCCGATAGTACACGGTCCAAAGCCCGCTAAGGTCATGCTTGTTGGCAAGATGCCGGGGCCGGATAACATCAAAAGCCGTGATGCGATGGCGAGCCGCGGAATGCAGCCATTTATTGCGGCCATGCACGAGGCCGGAGTATCTCACAAAGAGTACGCAAAGTGGTACGTGACGTTTGCGTGTAAATTCACCTCCGGCGACGCTGAGAATGAAACTATTCAGGCGTCGTGGCTCAAGGACTGCGCGCCTATACTGGCGCAAGAACTTCGGCTTGTAAAACCGGATTACATTCTTTGTTTTGGCGCAGATGCTGTTAAAGCTGTTTTGGGTTCTAGCGTAAAATTAAACGGCCGCGTGGTTACTTTAAAGGTGCCAATGCCAGACGGTTCCGAGCATGAAATTCAAGTCATGTCTTCGTTACATCCGGCGTTTGTCGCGATGAAATCCGACGCCGCTGTAAATGTTGAATTTGGCGATCAAATAAAACGTTTCGTTGCGCTGGTTAATGGCGTGTCAGTAGCTAAAGAAGTTGTGGATCATGCCGAGGTATACACGGAAGATGCGTTACGTGAAATTGTAGACGCGATGATTGCTGACCCAGATCCCAACGCAAACATTATCGCGTTGGACTGTGAGTGGCACGGCGAGTACCCGACTGAGCCAGGAGCGTATTTGCGCACGATCCAGTTGTCTAATAAAGACAAATGGGCGCGGACAGTTGTGCTTCGTTACGAAAGTGGCGCAGAGGCGTTTCGGCCAAATCTAGACGCGGCACGTAAACAGCTTTTACGGTTGCTGAAAAGCACAGATAAGCGGCACGTGCGGGTTGGCGGGCACTTTCTCAGAGCTGATCTTCCGTGGCTCATTGATTTTGGCGTCGACGTACGTGACGAGTACGCCCCAGATCCGGATGTAAATGAACGGACAAAGGGCGGCTGGGATACGAGCCTGCTGTATCACGCGTATAACGAGACGGCTAAATATGCGTTGGACGACTGCGTTATGCGATTCACATCTGCGCCGACTTATTGGGAGCGGCTGTATAGCTGGAAAAAGAGCTATTGCGGTTTGCAGAAAATTAAACCAGATCAGCTGGGCGGATACGGTGAGTGCCCGAGCCACGTGCTACATCCGTACGCCAATTACGACGTAGATGTCACGCGGCGTATTATGATGCATTTTTACGGCACAAACGGGCACAACGGGCATGTTGCTTGTGACGCCAACGGTAATGACTGCTGGCTTCCGTATTGGACAGCGCATCGGGCATCGTTAGCGTTTCTTGAAATGGAAATGACAGGACTCGTTATCGATAAAGATCGAACTGACGAGCTTACGAACTTGTTTATGGCGGAGCAGGAAAAACTTTTGGCTGAGGTGCGGTCCGAGCTAAACTGGCCTGACTTCAATCCTAAGTCGCATCCGCAGTTGGCTATTGCGCTATTCGGGCGTAAATTCGCAAAGAACTTTACCAATGCGGTTACTATTCCTGATGACGCAAATCTTTTAAATCTGACGCCGGTCAAAACAACCGGTAAGCGCCCGAAGCTGTGGCGCGAAATTGATGACGCCGCACGGAAAAAATCTCCGCCAAGTACGGACAAGGAAAGTCTTGGTATTTTGGGGCACGCAAATGCCACAGCGGCCAAAATACGCGATTACAAATTCATTGCGCAGGTACTACAATCCGTGCTGCGCGTACCCAACGTTACGGATGACGGAGCATTTGAAACAGATGAGAACGGCAATTACTCGTATGAAAAAGGCCTTGTTGGCAGCGTGCACGCCGACGGTAAGGTACGCACTCACTTGTTTCAGACAAAAGAAACCGGCCGCGCGTCCAGCTCCCGGCCGCCATTACAGAACCTCAGCTCGAAGCGCGAAGACGACTACCGTAGAATTCTCGGCAGCTCGTACACACATCCGGTCCGCTCGGTACTTAAAGTCCCGGATGGGTGCGTTGGGATCGAGACCGACCTCACTGGTGCGGAACTGGCGGTACTAGCTTGGTTGTCGCAAGATCGGAATATGATTGATCATGTCCGGCGTAACAATTTGCCGGAAGATCACCCAGACCATTACGACATCCACTCGAGGCAGGCGGTTAAAACTTTTGCATTGTCAGGGGTTGAGCCGACAAAGACCGGCATGAAAAACGCCGGCAAAAAAGGTTTACGTGTAGCTGCTAAAAATGTGAATTTCGGTATTCCGTATGGACGCGGTGCCGAAGCTATTGCACGGCAGTGTAAAGAAGAAGGTGTCGACGTCACGGCAGCCGAGTGCCAGGCGATGATCGATGCCTACTTTGACTCGTATCCAGGGACGTACGAATTCCTGGAAGCGTGTAAAGAACGGTCGCAGAAGCCGGGCTGGATCGTAGGCCCGTATGGCCGTATGCGACGCTTTACGCGGCCGTTTGACAATGATCGCGCCACTATTGCCGAGCAGCAGCGGCAGGCGCAAAACTTCCCGATTCAGGGCGGAGTTGCCGACGCTGTTTCGATAGCGTTGGCTAACTTCATGAAATATCGAAATGACCACCCAGAAATTCAATACGATATTGCGCTTCAAATACATGACGCAATTGTTCTTATCGCGCCTATCGAGCATGCCGAGATTGTGTACAAGGAAGTCGTTCCGAAGTGCATGATTGATGAAGTTCCGTTTTGGCCGCGTTTTTTGGACGGGCGACCGATACCTGTTCCAGAGCCGTATCATTTCGGCGCTTCACGCGAAGTCTTTGTGCACTGGGGCGAACCACTTAAGCCCAAAGACGCTGCAAAAATCGGCATGGATTGGCTCGAAGAGTAGGTCTGGACTTCTGATTTCTGTGTGGTAGAGTACCTCTGTTGGTTGGTTTTTTCACTTCAAGGGTTTTTTTCTATGGCACGTTTTCCTGGTCAGAATCTTGCTTCCTTTGGTACGCCGCAACAGGCAAATGGTGGAGATGGCAAGAGACGCTTTTGTTACGGTAAGCAGCGGAATGTTGTTATTGTCGGCGGTAAGAAAATGCTGGACGAGGGCCTGTGCCTTCGTCTTCTGCCGACGTATGTGAGTGATCAGAGTGGTCGTCCGGTTATCGGCGCAGGCGGTGCTCCTGTGCTGAGCACCTTCCGCGAGGACGGCGGCTTTGGTGACTGGTCACGCACGTACGAGTGCGTGTCGTGGTTCGGCCAGCCGGGTCTGCACTTCATTGTGTGGGACGGTAATCCGGCCGTTAATCGTTACGAGAGTCCGGTATGGCTGCTTTATCGGGCGGCTTACAAGAACAAGGAAACGCCGAATGTCGGCCCCTTGTTCTGTGATCTGCTTAATCGCGCAGCTGGCTTTCAGCAGCAGACGCATGTCGGTTCGCTGAAGCGTCCTGAGCAGATTCTGTTCGTGAGTGCGACGCAGCTTTACAACAAGCCTGATCGCACTCCTGGATTTGGCTGCCTCGACTTGGCTGATCAGAAGGAAAACAACGCGCGTATCTTCGGATTTAAGAAGACCGCGGCTGAAAGCCTTCTGAATGCGCTTCAGGTTCAGGGTGCCGACGGGCAGTATTTGTGCGGCGACATGCTGAGCTCTGGGCCGGCGAAGCTCGTAACCGTCATCTCGAAGTCCTACGGCGTAACGGCGCATCCCAAGCCGCCGCGACCGTTGGCCGTTTCGAGTGCGGGGCCTGATTATTTGTATGTGCCGCCGTACGCCATCGCTGCCAATAATCCGGCAGAGACGGTTGTCGTCGGCAAGCCCAATCCGTCGCCAGACGGTAAGATGTCCGGCGAACAGCACTGGGTCGTGTTGCACGACACGTACAACGGCAACACTGTGCCGTTCGGTAATTACGAGAAAAAGATTGCAACGGCTAACTGCACGTTCGATGAAATGATGCACGTGCCCAGTTTCGAAGAGCAGGCTGATCTGATGGCTGATTCGTTTCCTCGCGAAGCTCTCGACTTCGCTTGGCGTGATCATCCGGAGTATCTCCGGTATCTGCGTCGCGGTACCACAACAGTGGAAGCACCGCGTACGCAGTTTCAGCCACAGCAGGCGTTCACGCCGCCTACGGGCGTGCCGCAAGCTGTAGCTGCAGCGGCGTCTGTTCAAGCAGCTGCAGTGCCGGAGGAAATTGATCCGGAAATGGAAGCGGCGTTTTCGCAGCTGCAGGGCGGTGTAAAACCAGCGGCGGCGCAACGTGCTACGAACGACATCGTGGCCGAGGCGCGAGCTCGCGCGCAGGCTGCCATGCAGGCTGGTCGTCGTAACGGCTGATTTATAGCCGCAAATTCGTGGATGGGGGCCTGCGTAAGTAGGCCCCCATCCCTTCTTTTCATCAAACCACGAGGATACTATGGCTCGACGTAAGAAATCTGATTTTGAAGCGCCGGTTGATCTGACAAGTCATCCGGGCGAACACCCTGTGATTACTGAGATTCTCAAGGCTACTGCGGAAGAAAACGATCCGCTTATCGGTCTGCCTTTGCCGGCTTTGTCTGCACGGTATTTGCTGCAAAGCAATATCTTCCCGCTGTCGCGGTTCACCCAGCTTCGCGGCGAGTTTAGTGCTGGTAAGTCAGCCATGCTAGTTGAGATCATGCGCTGGTTTACGATCTATGGCGGCGGCGGTGTCATGATTGACACGGAGAACAAAGGCAGCCGCAGCATGATCGACGGCCTGTTCGGGCACAATCCCGAATACATGAAGCGCGCTGTTGTTGTAAAAGCGGCCAGCGTCGAGGAGTGGCAGAAGAAGTACATCAGTCTTTGCCAGCTTATTCACAAGCAAGCTGACAATGGCGGCGATGTTTATCCGATGTGCATCGGCGTCGATTCGATTAGCGCTGTCGAGGTCGAGCGCCGCGTTGAAAAGGTGGCGGACGAGGGTCATGCTGCTGCAGGCCATCCGTATTTGGCTCGCAATCTTTCTGATTTTATGCGTACGGCGTTAATTCCTACGCTTCGGCACTATCCGATTGCTTTCGTGGCGACAAACCACTTGAAAGAAGAAATCAATCAGATGGGTTTCGGTGCGCCAAAGAAGTACGCACCCGGCGGCGCGAGCTTGGATTATTACCCGACGTTGATTATCGACATGGAGCGCGTGTCGAAAAAGCTGGTCGAAAAGAACGGCCAGGAAGGTCAGCAAGTCCGCATGATCGCGACCAAGAACAATCTTGGCGCTCCTGGCCGGCGTGTAATTGTTAATTTGATGTGGTATCCGAAAACTATCACATATGTCGACGAGACCAACGAAAAGCGGTACAAGACGCAGCAGCATCATTTCTGGGACTGGCATACGGCCACGACGAGGCTGCTTCTTGACTTGCAGGATCCAGAGCGTAAGCCGCAACCAGGCCACGATCCGAAGCTTGCAGAAATCATGAAGCAGGTTTGCGACCTCGAGTACAAGCACGGCACAAAAAATCAGGACGTGCCGCTTGTTTATTCAAACGCGCTGGGCATTTCCAAGCAGGATGCCGTTCCTGAGGTGGAAATCTCAATGATGATCGAAGAAAACAAGAAGGTGTGCGGGTTGCTGCACGGGCTTCTTGGCATTAATGAGTACGCTGTCTGCGATCCTGCTGTTAAATATCGCGAGCAGGTGATTGCACACATGAAAGAACAGCAGACGACTGACAATCCAGAGCTCATGGCAGCTTCTGGTTCTTTGGACGATATTCTTTCAAACGAGCTCGATCCCCTTGGGCAGTTTTCGGAGTAATTCGCCTTGGGTAACCGAGAAGAATTCTTCGACAACCTGTTCGGCGACAGTACGCCAGCTGCCGAGGATATAAAACGACTTCGGCAGCTGGCGTATGAAGAGCGCGTAATTAAACGCGTGTTCACCGAGTGCGGCATTCGTATGAATGGCTGGGGTCGGCTGGCTAACGATTGCCGCGATAAGACTGAACAGCACAAGCTGAATTTTAGCTGGTTCAACGCAACGTATAACGCGTTCCCAGCTATTTTGATTGGTCGGCGTGTGCCATATATGCACAAAATCGTCCTGCCCGATTTGTTCAAGCCAGCGCCGAAAAACAGGCTTGTAAAAGCCATAGCGAAAGAGCTGGCGCGCAACGAAATCGATATAGCCAAAGACAGATACGTGTTCGTATTTCCGATCGTAAAGACGGCTTTTTGCGCACACAGTCTCAGTCGTTTTGGCGAAGAACGGCCGGCTGACGGCTTTCGGTCGCAGTTCGTTTTGCGACCTTCGGGCGACACGCGTTTGTTGATCGTAGAGCCGTTAAAGACGCTTTGTAATGCTATTGGCTCGGAGTGGTATTCCGTATAAACTGCGAATACCATGCGGTCGTTTAAAAAACAACGCAGCATCTTCGTGCCGGTCACGGCGCTTTCTTTCGCGCAATCTCAAGAGCAGGATTGCGTAGATTTAATTGCTCGGCGTAGCGCCAACACCGAGCTTGTACCGCTATCCGACGTAGAGCAGTTAACGCTGACCGCGGCTGGCAAACTGGTAGAGAACGGCTACAGGTTCAACATACTTGGGTTCATGGCTGTGTGTGACGCCATTGTGCCTGGGCTTCATCGCGTGTTCAGCGAGTTGTCCGGTGAGTCGCCGTCCAAGTTATTGGATGTAGACGCATATAACCTGCCAGCCGCGGTCAGCATATATAACGAAGCATTACGCGTACGGTTTGAGAGCATGCGGGAACGGAGTTTGCTAGTAGATCACAGTAGCCGCATAGTGGACGGGTTTCTCGGACTAAACCACAAGCTCCTCGACAATGCTGTCTTTCTTGAGGTTATCCAGAATGCCCGGGCTGCCCGATCTGACGAGACAAATTTCTATCGGGCAGAGCTTGTAGGCCGCGAGCTGCGGGTGTATATTCTCGACCCGGCTACGCGGCGCACGGACATACATCCAAACTCTGAGCATGTATTTGCGTCAGGGTGGTACTTCTGCAACCGCGAAGACTCGGGAAATTCTGTGCGGGCTATCCCGTGTCTATACACACGATTTGGCGTAGCAATTCGTCTCGAGAAGTCGAAGAATCGGCTAGCGCACGTTGGCACAGATCTAACCGGTAGAGCGGAGCGACTGGTCAGCCGAATATTTAGTCAGGCGATCGACATGGAGGTCGTAGCGCGGCGAGTGGCCATGCTGACGGCATTCAAGCTTGGCTTTACAGATAAAAAACCAGAGTTCGATGCCGTAGTTAAAAAGTGGACAACATATCTTGTGAGCTTTGGGCTGTCTAAAGATATTGCCAAAACAATCGTGCGTAATGCTGCTGTTGTTGGCGCAGACACAGAGCCGCGAAACCCGTTAGACATATTTACAGACAAAGTACTTGTTGAGCGGAGCGGCTATGACCTGGTTTGTTCTGTTTTAAAGCACGCTAGGAACCAGCCGACACACGTCAGAGAAAATATTCAAACCGTCGGCCTGTCTCTTCTATTGCCGACGACTAAAAAACAGTTTGGTAGTGTTTGATTAGCGCAAAGGAGAAATCTGTGGAAGCGCAAATTAGTACGACCCCGGCGACAATTATTGACGTAACCAATCTGCACAGCAATTTGCAGAATGTGATTACACGCGTAACAGAGCTCGTCACGGAGCAGCACGCGGCAAATATCATGGCTATGTGGCGTGTTGGCGAACTATTAACCGAGATTGACAACAATCCGGACGCCTATCTAACAGAGGCGCAAAAAACTCAACATGTAAATCCATCAGCTCTTTTGTTTCAGGCTTTCCATAAGGTGTATACGCCGGATTCTTTTAATGTGTCCCGGCAGCTGTACGAGAATTATCCAAACAAGGATGCTATTCAGGGGCTAATTAATTTGCGGTGCCCGGCGCGACCAAATTGGCGTGTGACTGCTTCTCACGTTCAGCTGCTGCTCACTGTATCTGACCCAGACCAGCGTAAGGTGCTGGAGGACCGGTGCGCCAAGCAGGCCTACACCACGAAAGCTTTAGCCGTAGAGCTGAGCGAAATTCGCGGAGAGCCTAAGAAGACTGAACGAGCTCCGTCAGCGCCAAAGGGGCTTAAGCAGCGAGTATACGACCTGCTCGAGCATCAGCGGAAGTTCATAACCCGGTCTGAAAAACTTTGGGTAGAGGACGACGGGCTATACGACGCGCTTATGAATTCGCCGGCGGATGAGATTACTGAAACTATCCGCGGCTACATGGCTGAAGTAGCTGAAAATTTCTTCAAGATGCAGGAGATCATTGATACGCATCAAGCGCTCTGTAAGAAATTTGACGCGCATTTTAATTCAGAGGAGGATGAGTCTGAGGAAGAAGTAGATGCCGGCGACCACGAATCCCGGCACAAGCAGAAAGGTATTACACGATGAAACGAACCTTGTTTTTCAAAGACGTCCCGGTTGTAATCGAGCCTGGCGTTGCAGCTCTTGAGGTGGCTGTTTGTCGGCGCGATGAAAATGGTGAGCGGCTGTTTTATGTGCCTTTTGGTCGCGTTGAGCCAAACAGCGCGGCAGTTGATATGCTGCCATTCGTGGTGTCGTCAAATGCGCCACACGTGTTCTCTATGACTGAAGATTTGAGCGTAAGTCCTTTCTTACTGGTATATGACCATCTTGGTAAGCTAAACAGCGTGTACACCAGAGATACGCATACGCATGCCTGGATAAAGAACGACGCTGTTCCGGAGCAAACCGGATCTACTATTACGCAGTTTTCTGTGCGTTTTTCTTTTGAATCAGCCAAATCCCGCGATAAGTTTTTGCGCGCTTACAATCAGCTTATCTACAAATGCAAGAACAACGGCAAAGAAAAAGACATGGCTGTTGATATCGTTACAATTGCAAAGCTGCTTACTGACGCTCCGGCGGGCCCTGTTGTGCTTCCGGTTGCCATCGCTAAACCTCAGAAGTATTCTTCCGGCGTATAAATAAACGCTAGGCGCAAGGATGTGCCCAATGCCCCAAAATGCCAGATTTAGCGTGTGTGTCTTACTGTACGGCGCTAATGATTATTGCGTACGTATGGCGCAGCGGGTTGTTAATGACCCGCTGCGGCGGTTGGGGCAGATGGGCTGCGATTTTCGTTTTGGTTTGAATGCAGTTGGCGACATTACTCGCAGCTTCGTTCAGCAAGCTGTACACGATAGTTTTCCGGGCTCATTAATCGTCGACTGCCCAGAAAACATTCACAAATATCCAATGATGCGGCGTTTGCTATACGACCGCATGCTTATGTCGCCGTACGTAATGTGGTTTGACGACGACTCTTGTATCGTGCCCGGTACAGACGTCGATCTATGGCTTGATCGCATAGAGCGACAGATGCACGCGTACACGATGCTGGGCTCTGTGCATAAGCAACGGTTTATCGGCAATCAGGCAGACTGGATCAAAGCGCAGCCTTGGTACAACGGCAAAGAGCCGGCGCAATACACACAGTTTGCGGCTGGTGGTTGGTGGGCAATACGCACAGACGCGCTTACACAATTTGACTGGCCACCGCCGGTATTTAAGCATCGCGGCGGTGACGTAATGCTGGGCGAATTGTTGCGGCAGCATGATCTATCTCTCGGGCACTTTCGCGATAATTTGTGGATTAACGCCAACGAATTCGGCGTTGAATCGCAATCCACTCGCCGCGGCTCGCCCGAGTCGCCTATTGGTTACGACTATCAACCTGTATGAATACAAAGATTACGCGGGTAGATATCCTTCGGACAAAAGCCTCGTGGCCGGATGCGGCATTCAAACCAGCGCATGTTTTCCCGCGCGGTTCCGACACCCGAAAATGGCTTATTGCGGACTCGGCCGTGAGGCCCGATAGCGCAATTAATTGGGCATCCGCAGACCACGACGAATATATACGAATCCCGCTGTTTCAATACAAGCTGTCGGCCCGCGGTGACGTCGCGCTTGCATTTGCTTTCAAACTTGGTTTAATTTGCGCAGGTCAATTCGATCAGCAAATTGAACATCTACATATAGTCACAGGCGACCCAGTCGAGCTTCTCAGCGACTCGTCCGGCGCGGTTACGGGTATGTCGTATTGGCTTGGTTTCGCTGTTGCTTTTGAATAGGAGCTGTCTATGTGCGCAAAAAAATGCAAGGTCAAGTGCAACAAAACAAAGTGCGACAGTAAATGCGCGCCTGAAAATACGCAGAACGTGCGGGCCAGCATTACTGTTCCTGCACCTGTTATTGCCGCAGCGACAGGCGTCAACGTGCGAGCTGCAGAATCAAAACAGCCCACGACCGTAGCTATTACGGATCCGCCTGCGGCAATCCGAGACGGTGGTTTAGAATTTCACAAGCTTTATTCGCAGTACGTCGAGCTCAGCAAACTGGCAAAGCCGCTGCACGGCTTACCGCAGAATGAGGCATTTCCTAGCAATATTAGTGTTTCTCGTGTCGTAATTGAATTCTCAGTAGACGGCGAAACACACGCTGCAGAAATTCCAGGCGTAAAAATCATCGGTGAAATATCTGGCGTGATTGGCAGCGGTTTGCGCAATCTAATTGATCAAATGTATCAGACGCTTTTTACGTTAAATCACGTTACGGCGAGTATGCAAACAACAGTTCAAAACGCGGCTACACCAAAGGGCAGCATGTCTTTGAAAGCTCAGGACAATGAAAAAGCGGTTTAGTCTGACTCGAGTGTTCCGGCTTCGCGATAAGATTTTTGGAAATATTAAGCCATACGTTGGGCGCAAAATAACAGGCGACACGTTTCAAGATTTCGTGGCAGATGTTTATCGCGTCATGCCTAACTATGTGTCGCATTCCGCTTTATTTGAGTCTAGCCGCGCGCTTGTCGGCGAAACGCTTCTTAGAAAAACGGCGGCGGAATTTGCGTGGCGGCTGTCTGGCAATATAGACACGCTCATGGCCGGAAATCCGGTTGTGCCATGGACGCGGCAGTATAAAGATGAGTGGCTGCCAATCCTTGTGACGCGGGTTGACTACGGCAAACAACGTGGTCGGCCGGGTTCTTTCTTTCAATTTCGTGTTTTGGCCGGCTCGCCATGTCCGAATGTGTTTTCGCACTTTATGTCGAAGGCCAGCTGCGCCGGCATTGCGAATACTGTGGGATTTTCCCGCAATATGCCATACACAAATAGCCTGTATTTTACGGGTCTAAAGTTTTGGGTATTGGCTGAGGCCGCTAAAAGCAGTGACGCGCTTTATTTCCACTCTGTTGATTGCACGGCGTCAATGCAGGAAAAGAACCGGAAAATAATCGCTATTCGGACCCGGCTAACGCCGTGCCCGCGCAACTTCGAGCACGCCTGCGAAAACTGTGTTGTCGGGTACGACGCCTGCCCGGCCGGTATTTTTCCGAAGCAACTCGTTGAGCAGCTGTGCCCGAAATGCAATCGTAATTCGTATTTCGACACGACGCGGTCAGATGAGTTGTGTATAACCTGCTGGCGTGCCAATAATACTGAAGTCGTAGCCGGACATTAATTCCGGCTTTTTTTAGCTATTAGCGGTCTTGCATTTGGTTTTGGTTCATGTAAGTTATGTTGCGCTAAGGAGGGCGTATGTCGATAGGGTACAGGCCGAAAGGTGAAAACGGTCCGGCTTATCATCCGGATCGAGATTATGCTTATGTAACCCCGACGCTTATGGCTGCGGCTATCGCCAGCATGGAAGCTGGCGATATGCCGTTAGAAGTAAAAGCCTGGAAAGAAGAAAACCAGATAACTTCTGATGAGCTTGGCGCGGTTGCCGAAGCCTTGGCGCGAGCGCAGCGTGACTTCATCAATGCAGCCGACCCGGTTACTAGTCTAGAGCAGGCGTTAAACCGGCGAGATTTTCTAGATGTGCGATACCCTGTCCGGCAATTTTTGTTTGCCGCTATCGGGCAGGCGTTTTGCGCCGCGTGGTTTACGGCTGTGCGAGAGGTATCCCGCGTAAACGACGAATCTCCTGCTGCCCCCGGCATTGCAGATTTTATTGCAACAGCGCAGAGCTTTTTTGGTCGCAAGTCGACGCCGGCAGCCAAGGATCTTACAATCGCGCATCTACAGCTCAAAAACGATGTGCTACAGTCTCGATTGCGGACGCTGTATACCGAATACCTTGCGCTACAAGAGCAGCTTAAAAAAGCGCAACAGCCAGACAAGCCGGATCTAAAACCGGATACGCCACAGAATACTTGGTGGCAGGCCCTAATGCTGGGTTGGAATCTGTCCAAACTGTTTGCCCCGAAATGAACGGAGCCATTTGTGCCGAAGTACAGGATGTACAAAGACCCCGACGCTTTTGCAGCCAAGCTGCCAAAGCTTGAGGACGGCGGCGTACGATGTCTTGGTTTGGATCTAGGCAGCAACTGCGGCGTGGCTATTTATGACTTTATGCCCGGTAAAAAGCTGCTACAGGATAAACTGCAGCTTTTTCAATGGGATCTGTCTTGCACGGGTTTAGACTCAGGCGCAGCTCGGTTTGTCCGGCTACGCGGGTTTTTGAATACCGTTGAACCAGATGCAATTGCGTACGAAGATGTGAAATACACGCCGCCGAAAGAGTTTTTTGTCAACAAGAAGTTTGGTATCCCGGCTATTCTTGCGCGCGTAGCAACAGCGTCTGAAGTGTTGGGCGGTATGAAGGTGACAGTAGCTACGTGGGCGCAGGAACGCAGCCTGCCGTCTATGGGCTTTGGCGTAACCACGATCAAGAAGTTTGCGACAGGCAACGGGCGTGCTAATAAAGAGGACATGATCAACGCCGCTAATAAGAACTTCAACACGGCGTTTGATCCGGCCAAGTACAAAGCTGACGGTATAGATAATGTTGTAGATGCTGCGTTTGTTTTGCTTATGCTTTTACAGCAAGTCAAAACAGGTATTGGTTCTCCGCCCAAACCAAAATGACGCACTTTGCAAAATCTATAAAGCAGGTTGACGCTGTTACAGATCAGGCACCTGTGCGGCGTCTTTCTTGTATTGAGGCGCTGCGCGAGCGCCGCGGGGATGTTGTCTGTTTTACTCCGGCTATTCTTGTAACGCGCGGTCGCATGCCCAGCGATCCTGCACAAGAGTTTATAGCGCGTTTCAGCGCGCCTGCGGACAAGCAGCCTTTTTGCGTAGAACTACCGCCGGGGCCAAATAGATTTTTCCGCGGTTTGGGCATGTCGACGATAGACAACAAGCTAGTAGATTGGGACAGGCGCCTTTACGCTATCGCCGCCGCCCGCGCCGATCTGTGCTTTAGTTTTCTTGGCGGTATCGGTATTCACGCCGGCGACTTTTACGCGAGCTCTGTGGCGTACCAGATCGATATTCCAGACCCAACTTCGCCGATTGTTGGCGCTGGTACGAGCATTCCTGTTCATGTATTCGGTGTGTTGATTGCTGACAAAATTGCTTATCTAGCGCCTGACGGCAATTCTGCGCCGTACCTAACCGTCGTCGATGCTGCCGAGCAGATCACTGGTTTCAAGAAAAATCCAGTTACGTTTGAAGAATTGAAGCGCTTACGTGGTGAAATATGAGCAAAAAAGAAGACAACAATAAGCCACTGTCTGACATCAAGTTTTACGCGGCCATACTCTACCCAGACGGCGACTACCGCGTAGAGCAGTTCGACACGGCCGAAGAGCTAGCTGCCAAGCTCAAGTCTTTGATCGACAAGGATGTTAGCGTGTTTAATTTTGCTGGCGTGCAGTTGAAAGTATCAAAGCCGCCGTTCAGGCATTTGCTCACGCCGTGGGGATCGACGCCGCTGTTCAATGCCGAAACCAACATGGAGCCAGACGAGTCGGGTTATTTGGGTGTGGATCCGATTCATTTAGCCGAGCCGCCGCAGTTATCTGCGCCTAACGCCAGTCGCGCAATGCCGGATGACGACTTTTTTGACGATAAAGACGACAACAGTCTCGGCGTATTTGACAACGTTTTACCGGATCCGGACAGCTAAATTTTTGCGCAAAACCTGGCATATTTAGTACGGTTCGTTTTCAAATCACAAATATGCCGGGTAAGACCCACTGGAGGCGCTTTGAGTTGAACGACGTTTCGGATTTTTACCGTGCGGTTGTCTATGGCAATCGTCCTGTAAAAACTCAACGAAAGGTAGGACGCCAGATCGAGTGGCGCGACTATCAAGGAAACGTTGAGTTAGTATCAGAGCGAGCATGGATGGATAATGCTCGCAAAGTGTTTGTTCCCAGAAATCTTGGCGCGAGGGAATACGTGCTAAAAAACTGGGGACAGTATGGTTTGTACTGTAAGTAACACTGTCTCTGAAACCGTTTGAAGGGAGTTTTTGATGAAAGAAGCTACTAAGTCAGCACCGACCAAGGCCTACAAAAAGCCTGGTAAGAAGAACCGCCAGCAGTTCGATGCCGGCGTGAAGTCCAATCACGATGAGAGGACGAAGCGGCAACTGGATCGCCATTGGGACTTGATGCGTCAGTACAACATGCTGGCGCACAAGCTCGTTGGCCGAGCCGCGTTCGAGGTGCTACCGGGGCCGGGTATGGAGTTCGACCCCGAGATGTTTAGGCCTGTTCACAAGGAACTGCCAAAGTTCCGTGGTCGGCCGACATTCATCGTGCTCCGGGTGGTCCGGCACGATCGGTTGCTGATCTCGGAGGTTGAGAGCCTGCCGGGTGGCAACAAATTGCAGTATACGGTGAAGCGGTGGTTCGATTTCGGACTACCGCCGCTCCGTGGAGCGAAGGGCGAGGCTCTTGACGGGCCTGCCAACCATGTGCTCCTGACCGCTGGTAACAATCTCCTGCAGGAGTTGATTAACACGGTCGACACCGAGTATGAAGAGCTTTCGGAGCCCTCGCTTCCCAAGCTCGTTATCATGCTCGACCGGGTTCGTATCGACGAGGCCAAGCTCGAAAAGCTGGCCGCGGCGATTGAGCCCGCTGAGCTGCGTCCCCGCTACATGCAGGGTCGTCGCGAGGCCGCCGAAATCAGCTCGCTGGGTGAGTTGTTCGGCGACGCCGAGGTCCTTATGGACGCTGAGGTCGCGGCTGGTCTGCGGCAGCGGCGGGCATATGAGGATTTCGAGGAGCTGCTGGGTGCGCCCGAGCAGAATCCGGCGCGTAAGATCTTCATGGCCAATAACCCGGCCAGAGAGATCCTGCGGGCGGCGAATCTGACTGGTGATTGGGCTGAGTCTGCGGACGAGGCAACAGTCGACGGTTTGATCGCCAAAATGCGTGAGGCAATCCCGCTGCACGAGCGGGCGTCTGATTCGGACATGCTCGACGGGCTTACGGCTCCGGGGAAAGATCTCCGGTTCAGCGTGCCCATCGATCGGATCGCGAGTCAGGTTGTAATCAAGGCGATGCGGGCGGCCATTCCGCCTGCGCGTGCTATTCTCAAGCACGTAACGGATGCAGAGCTGCTTGAGGCAGCGAAGCACCCGTACTCGCCGCTGCTCGTGCACGCGTACTCGAAGATACAGGTGGTCCGGGCGGATAGCCTGACTGCCCTCCCGAGTTACGCAAGCGGAACGTTCTTCGCCGTCGATACGCCGCCCCAGGCGGTTGCGCCGGTGGAGCTCGCCTCCACGCCGGAGATCGCTCCGGAGTAGTCACATGAGACACTTTCTCCAACCTGAGGGAAAACTATTGCCGTGGCTCCTTAGACGGGATGCCACGCCGAGTGTTGTTCCTATATTCCCGGAAGATCCCGAGAATGGGTTGGTTGTGGCATACCTGTTAAATGGAACCTGTTACGCAGAAGTGTTAACAGGTAAGGAATCTTTGTTCGACGCATGCGGCAAAGGTTTTCCGTTTGGCCGGTTGTTCTTCCACGTAAAAAAGGCTAGTCTCTACCTGGTTTGCGACACGCTGACCAGGAAATCCTTTGGGGAGCCGGCGTAAGCTGGCTCCCCTTTTTTTAGCTATCAGAGGTTTTATGAGCACGCCAAGCGGTTACAAAGACCCATCAAAAGAAACACTACTTAGCGGCCGGTCCGTTGCCGACGTTATTGGCGTACGTGGTTTGCGCGGAATGAAAGGCGCAATTGTATCTGCTGCCGGTGTAGACGGCCGACCCTCTACATTTAACCCGCACGATCAGCAGCAAATCGTAATCAATATTGAACCAGATACGCCTGGCGGTAAATCTTTGACGCTAGCGCAATTCACAAAAAATTCTGTAAACCAAGCATTATCGACAGCGGCCAGTAAAATGCCGGGTAATGACATTAACTCTATTCGGGAGCGTACGGCTATGGCATTTGAAGAGCTCGCAAAAATCGCCAATTCTGGCGTACAGAAAACAGCAAATGTCTCAGCTCATGCACCCGCCCAGTCCGCCTCACGCACAACTGCTGCCGAAGCGGCTGCGTCAGAACCAGTACCAGAGACCGATTACGCCCCGATTGAGACCATTGATCGATCGTATAGTCCTATGGCTGCATTCGGGCTAAAGAAGTCAGGTAGCTCAAATCAGCGCGTCCCTGCGGTGTCTAAAAAGAGCACAGCCGGACCCCCGAATAAACTGGTGTATTTTGAAAAAGAGGGTATTGGTACAGTGCCCGCCTTTTTTCACGATATTGTTGTTGATGTGGCGCTGAATGAGGAGGATTTAACAGAGAGCGGTTTTATCGTGCTTGTTTACGATATGCGTTTTGAGCAAGCGGCCGCGCGCTGGTTTCCACCGTCAAATGATCCGTACAAGCGCCCGTGGGCCGTCCAAATAAATAACGACCGTAAGCTGTACCTTGTCCATACCACTGGTTTTCAGTATGTTTATGATGACCGCGAGTTCTGCATATTACTGGTGGAAAAAGCGGTAGATGCGGAGCTTTAAAATGGAAAAAATGGGTGTAGTTCGGCCGGATATTACGCCGGACGTTGAAACCGCAAAAACGGCAGATTGCGCAGACGCCGTGATTGTGGATAATAAAGAGCGTAAAATTGAAGCCCTGGATGCCGATTTTCGCAAACAAGCTGCGGAGCTGGCGTCGCGTCGTTTAAATTCGTAACCCGGAACGCTCATTGTGGCTTATCTAAGCTCAAACAATTTCGCCACTTCCGGCCCTGGCGTATCGGCGGATGACCGGTTCCCGGATCCGTTTTGCGACATCGCGTCTTTGTCGATGCCTGAGTCTATTCAGGCTGCGCTGCGCTGGTGCGAATTCATCATGAACTGCAATGGCCTGTATCGCCAGGCTATTGACCGCGTCGTGTCGTACTTCCTGACAGACGTAGAGGTAAACGAAGACGGTAAAAACGAACTCGGTAACGAAGAAAAAGAAAAGTACCTCGAGTTCTTCGAAAATACGCTGGGGATTAAAAACGTTCTGCACTCTGTTGCCATGGATTATCTGACTTACGGCAACAGCTTCACGAGCGTGCTTGTTCCATTTAAGCGGTATCTGTCTTGCAAAAAGTGCGGTCTGGAGATGCCGCTCTCGCAGGTTTTCAACAAACCAGCCTGCGCTTTTAAGTGGCAGGACTTCGAGTTTTACGCCACCTGTCCGCAATGCCACTATTCTGGCGCCTGGAACCACATCGACCGCCGCAGTGGCGATGCCAGCGATCTGAAGGTAAAGCGTTGGAACCCGCACGAGATGGAACTTATTTGGGACCCGTATACAGATGAGGTCCGATATGTGTGGCGCATCTCTGAGGAATATCGCGCGCTTATCCGGCAAGGCCATCTGCACCACCTCGAGCGCGCTAGCTGGGAAGTTATTCAGGCTGTCAAATCGAATCAAAATTTGATGTTCGACAAAGACGTGATTTTCCATCTCAAGGAAGACGCGCTAGCTGGTTTGCGTAATCGCGGTTGGGGCATTTCTAGGATTCTGGCAAACTTCCGCCAGGCCTGGTATGTCCAGATTCTTATGCGCTACAACGAAGCAGTAGCGCTTGATTACGTGATTCCGTTCCGCGTAATCACGCCCGCTCCTCGCGGCGGCGATTCGGCGTCTAGCGATCCGGTGCATACGATTAATCTCAGCAACTTTACAGGCCGTGTTCAGGCCATGCTCCGGGCGCGTCGTCTGGACCCCGCGCGCTGGAACGTACTTCCGTTTCCTGTGAACTACCAAGCACTCGGCGGCGATGCGTCGCAGCTTGCCCCGAAAGACTTGCTCGATCAGGGCTTTGATACATTACTGAAATGTATCGGTATGCCGGTTGAGTTATTCAATGGCAGTTTAACTCTGCAGGCTGCTCCGGCAGCTCTTCGGCTATTCGAAGCTAACTGGGCGCATTTGCCGCACAATCTTAATCGCTTTCTAGATCACGTAGCGTCGTCTGTGGCAAAGATCAAGTCTTGGGAACCGGCATCTGTAAAGCTGATGCGCGTCACGCACGCGGACGACCTCAACAGGCAGATGGCGAAGCTGCAGCTGATGATGGGGCAGCAGATCAGCAAGAGCACGGGGCTCAAATCCGTCGGGCTGGATTACGACGAAGAGACAAAGCGCATGCTCGAGGAAGAAAAGATCTACGCCGAAGAACAGAGCAAGATGCAGCGCGAGATGGAACAGGCGCAACAAATGGATGCGCTGTCCGAGTCTGCTGGCCCAGGCGCTGGCGGTATGGGTATGCCCGGCGCAAGCGCTACTGGCATGCCGCAGGGCGCCGCCCCGCAGCAAGGCGCTATGCCGCCTCCGGGGCCGCCAGCAAACCCTGTCGATCAGTTTCTCATGCAGCGGCAAAACACGCCGAACGTACCGAGAACGCCAGAAGAGCTGCAATCTCAGGCGCAGTTGCTTGCACAACAACTGCTGTCTCTGCCTGAGTCTGTAAAGGATAGCCAGCTTATTAAGCTCAAAAAGACAGATCCGACCATGCACGCGCTTGTTAAAAGCGTCATCGACGATATTCGACAAGATGCGCAAGTCCAGGGTGGTGCGCAGCTGCTTGCGCAGCAGTACGGCCAGCCGGCTGGTGGTCAAGCTCCGCTCCCGCCAGGCTAATAATCGGGATGCGCAATGCGTGCAGGTATCTATACTCACTATGCCCATTGTGATCAGGCGTATTTGGCCGTAAGACTCGCGCAGCTTTTGCAAAAACTGGGCGCAGAGTTTGACATCTACTCGGACAATCATCCGGGCATGCTGGGCTTACCGTGCGATAACGCTGTCTTTACTCGAGACGTTATAAAGTTCACGGACTGGGCTAAGAAGCAGCGTGTGATCGTTTGGACACACGTACCGAGCGTAGAACAAATAAACTACGCAAAACGTCGCGGTATCCGCACCGTAGTGGCGCCGATGTGGCAGGACATTGTGCCACCGTTTAAAAAAACGTTACAGCGCGCTGATCATGTCATAACGATGAGCGCTGAATGCCAGATGCTATTCTCTGAAATCTACAAAATTAGATCAGCAGAGCTCGTACCGTTTGACACAGGATTGCCGGTATTCAAAAAATCACGAACTGTGAATCCACGGCGCATTAACATTTTTTTACCGTGGTTTGATCGCAATGCTAAGTGCACAGGTGGCGGGTTTATCGCTTCATTAAAATTCTTGATGGAGCACATGGAAGAGGCGTATCTGACCGTAGCTATTACGCCTAGCCAGTTCTCTCCCGCTATCGTAAAGTTTTTCATGACGCTGCAAAAAACTTGCAATGGTCGCGTAAACGTCATTCGTGGCGTGCCGGTGTCAAAACGCCCGCAGCTGTACACGGATCACGACATCACGCTTTTCCCGGCCGAATGCGACAATTATGGACTTTGCGCGCTCACTTCTTTGACTATGGGCACGCCTATTCTGACCACGGCTATTCCGCCTCAGACTGACTTTCTGTTTCCAGATGTCAACGCTGTACTCGTTAAGACTGACATAGATTATGACGAGAATGGCGTAGTGCACGCTCTACCGGACTACGCCAAATTCGTTTACGTGCTGCAAGAAATCATTACATCGCCGCGGCACTTGCAGAAATTGAATCAAAAAACTAACTACAACCTGAATACACGACGAAATGCGTTTGAGATGAGCTGGGCAAACCTATTCGACGTGTAACTCGCCAGGCGCAAGGAGGTGCCGATGAGTAAGCAAATATTACAACTAGAATCTACCGTGTCTTTTGCTAAAGAAGCCTACGGCGATATTAAAACGCAAACAGACTACGCGCTCATCACATATTGCATGGCTACTGCCCGCCTAGCGGAAGAAATTGCGCACAGGCTTTTTCGCGACATGCGCGGCGATATGGTACCGCAAGACAAAAACGACATCATAGAAAGTATTGTTCATGCCGCTGTTTTGAGCGAAATCATAGCGTCTGCCCGTAAAAGCTTTGAGCACGTGGCGGCGATAACGAACGTGCAAATTGCCTCTATGGTGTCGGCCTTGACACGCGATTTCAGGCTGGTAGAAACAAAGCGCGACATTGAGTATCGCGGCCGACTAAGCGTAAGCCCACTAGCAACACAAATAGTCGCTGTCGCTGGTATTATCTGTAGCGCCAAAAGCGCCACAAATTTTTTACATCAAAACAAGCTTGCAGCTGTACCTAAAACACGTAAAATCCTTGCGCAATTAGACGGCGACTTACTTGCTATTCACGCCACATCGCGCTATTACACTCTTCGCCTTTATTCGCACGCTGCGCGCAATTTAATACTTGACGCAAATCAGACGATCAAAAAATTTAAGTCTGACGCGCGCAATGCTCGGCTTGTAGAAAAAAGCACGGCTGGCATTCGTAATCGGCATGC